TAGTGGATAGAGTTGGTCTCTTTGTGCTTTATCTGGGTTATAAGCAAGTTTAATTGCATTATTCAAGATTCCTCTCTGCTGTCCAGCAGGTGAGAACCAAGGATAAGCATTAACACTAGTCCTTACACAAAGTCCAGCAACGTCTCCATTAGTTGGTATCCAACGGAAAGCATTATTGAATCTATCATATGTGTACTTATATCCACTATCAAATATTGCATAAGATGAAGATGGTAGTGAACTATAGAACTTAATTACATTATCAGTTTGTGTATCAGTATTTGTTAAATCTACAACGTCTGTCCTATGTGGAGATATAGTTGCTATACAATCTTTTCTTTGACCTGCAATAGCAATCAAACGACCTGCTTTTGCTTGAGATTGTGCCTTATCACTAAGACCCGGACCCATTAACAAGTAATCAACTCCTATCTCATCCTTATTCTTGAATAAGTTGTAAGATGTAATTAGATTACCAAGGGTTGCTTCATAACCACCAGTGGCAGAATAATCAGAACCAGCAGTCAATGTGTAAGTATCATTTCCTATAGCACTAAAAGTGATTCCTTGTGCATTTCTATCCCAAAGTCCATTAGCAGAGGTGATAGGAGTATATCCAGAACTAAAGTCAGTTTGTGCTACAAATCCATCTGAACCATCTGAAGGATTGTCTCCAGCATAAACATAATCAGATAAAAGTGCTAAGTAATCCTTATAGTATATCTTCTGTGGTGCATTTTCTGAAGAAACTGCATCTTTTGCCTTGGAAAGATTTAAACTCTTCTCAAGAACATTACCCTGTATACCTGTTACATCTCCAAGATCATCTACAACAACAATGTGTAATCCATCATTCTTAGATGATCTATCTGCTGCCCACTGTGATGTATCTGGTCTAGGTGAAATTGATTTCCAATATACTGTTGAGTTTGTTAGTCCAAGTGTTTGTTGGTCATACCAGTCTTTAACATAGTTTGAACCACTTGTAGTGGTAGTAGCTATACCAACAGCACTAGCATTTATAATACTAACTTCATTTCCCTGAACAAATGATCTTGCTTGATCACCTTGAGCATAAGTTACATCAGTTGAGACTCCAGCAGTAGTAACCCTTTGAGTTATCTTAACATCAATTGTTGATGCTCCAATACCTGTAATAATACCTCTAAGATGTCCAGTAAAGTTTGAAGTATCACCTGAACCAGCAACTACTTGATTGGTAAGTGAAGTTGAAACACCAAATCCAACTGTAACACCAGTAGTAGCTCCTATCGCAATTGTTTGATCTGCTTTGTTATCAATAACACAAACTTTAAGATTGTTTGCCCAAGTACCAGGAGTTTTAGCAGCATAACCATATGTCTGGCCTACACCAGCATAGTTTGCCACATAATCATCATAAGTTTTAATTTTAAGGTCTGTAACCTGAGTAATATGTGATCTACTGCCATTAGCATTGACTAAATCACTATCATCAGTTCTTACGACCTTAAGAACTCCCCCATATGATAAGAAAGAAGATGCAGTCATCCAATACTGATACTGTGCATCAGTACCAATTGGTTTTCCAAATGTTTGAATTAATTGATTTTCTGTAGTAATATCAGTAGGTTCATCAATAGGTCCTATTTCAAAAGGACCAGCGATTGCACCGATATTATCTAATACATTTTCTGCTCTCCCTACAGTTAAATCAACCTCCCTGGTTAATACACCTGGAGATAATTGAGGAGTCGCCATGTTGTCTGTCTCCGAGTCTCAGTTTACCTAAAAAATATTTATTGTTTTGAATGTTTTCATTGGGGAAACAATGCATGAACATTACCAATCAGGGTAATTCCAATCTGTATGAGGATCTGCTTTTTTTCTACTCTCTACAATTCTTCTTACTGTACATACCTTACACTCATAAGAATAGGATGATGCTAAAGTTCCTCTCTTCTTACGAGTTAGATAAAATCCATCTATTAGATTTTTAGTTTCACCACATACTCTACACTCCCTATCAGAAAGTAATAAGTGTCCTAATCTTATCTGCTTATCTAATTCCACTAAGACAAGTATTCCCACATATGAGTAAGATCTCCATACTCATCAGCAACAAAATCACCTGGTCTACCATCCAATCTATCTAAACCTAAAGAACCATTATCCATTGTTCTCCAAACATCTCCCTCTGCATCTACAAAAGTATCATCTTCATTACCATCCATAATAAATCCAAATGGAGCCATATCTTGCTCTATCTGATTCTTTTGCTCCTCATATAATCTTTTTCTAACATCTTGGTCAGTAAGTTCCTTAAAATAATCCTGTGCAACTAACCATGCATATATGACTAAACACATTGCCAAGTCATCATTACATCCTTCTTCTGCCTCGAATGAATTATGTTTTTGAATGAAAGTAGTTAATTCACTAAGAATCTCATAATCTTTAAAGGTAAGTTTATCTTCCTCTATTAAAGTCTTTAAGTTAAGAGAGCCAACCTTTTTAACAGTCTTGGACATCTTAACTCCAAGTTGAGTCTTTTTGCCAGAGAATCCCTGACCTACAACTTGACCTGCTCTACCCCTCATTGAGCACATTAATAGATTTTCATATTCCAAATCAAAGTTAAGAATAGCAGCAACTTGATCTCCTACATCATTTACTTCGCATAAAATAAAAGCATCATTATAACTCTTTGCTACTTCCCATATAAGATTAGGAAATAGCATGGGTTTGATTTCATTATTCCTATACTTTGCTACTACTCTATGAGGGAACTCTGTAATATCAATAACCACAAAAGCAGAGTAATCTCCCCCTACTCCTCTTGCAACGTCTACTGTCAGAACATAATCATGATTTTTTTGAACATCTTCATATACATCTAATCCACCACTTCTATTCTTTGGTTCATCGTATACTAATACTCTTAACTTACTTGGAGCAATAAGAGTATCAACAGATCCTAAGAACTCACACTCAAACTCAACCTTAAACTGAGCTTCTGAAGTGTTGGCAATAGTAGATTTCTTCCACTTCTCATCTCTACCAGGTACTTCACTCCAATGAACATCAGTTGGGATATATTCATTCTTAGCTTTCTCAGCATCATGCCACAACCTATAGAAGTGGTTCATACCATGAGGCGTAGAAACTATAATAACTTTAGTGCTCTTACCTGAAGTAATAGTAGGATAAACTGAACTGAAGAATGAGTCAGCAATATGGTTAGGAACAAAAGCAAATTCATCCAAGAATAGAATGTTGAATGACATACCCCTAACTGCAGATGCAGATGTAGAAGCAGCAAGAATCTTAGAACCATTCTCTAGTTCCAGACTTCCTCTATTCCAAGATATAATACCTTGTTGCATCCACTTAGGAAGATTCTCATAAGCAGTCTGCAATCTACCTAGCAGTTCTCTAGCAGTGGCTGCTTTGTTAGCTAGTATACCGACATTTACACTATCATTAAAAACAACATAGTGAAGTAGATATGCCACACAGGTAGTAGACTTACCAGTCTGTCTGGGCATCTTACAGATATTGAATCTGTTCTCATGGAAGTTCTTAATTAACTTCTTCTGGAAATGATAAGGTTTGAAAGGAGTCAGACCTTCATCCAAACTAACAATCTTTACGTACTTTTCAGCAAAATAGATTGGATCATTTTTACATGCATAGAATTCAAGAATTTGCTCTTTGCTAAACTCCTGTTCTACATTCGCTTTTTTTAGGTTGGGATTACCTAGATAAATGTTGTCTGACATAATAACCTCCTACATCATTTCATACTTTCCAAACTTTTTGTCGTGCTCCCTAGTCTTTATAGTCATATCTATAATCTTTTCTAGATGCTCAACTTTCTTCTCTAAATCTTTAGTACGTTGATCCTCCGATTTGGAGGAGCGGTTCTCCTTGTTCATGTTTTGAAACTTGGTAATTCCAGAGTTTTGCGCCAGGATACACTTTTACCACTTGATCCTGAACTTCTCTGCGTGATGGTTTTTTGATTGAAGGGAAAAACATTTTTATCATGTAATTTTTGCCTCTCCAAGCCAAATAACAGTCAATAACATTTCCTACACCAGCTCTTAACTTCGTAGCCTCATGAAAGGAAATCATTATGATAGTACATCATTTACCTTAATATTTATTAATTTTTATACTTGTAGTGCTGTAAATATAACCTTGAAGGTAGTAGAACTGGAAGATGATGGATATCCCAACAACCTTAAAGCACCACTATTAATATCTGTAGAGAAGGTTGCTATACCTGCTGGTTGATTCAAAGTTCCAAATTCATTCATGTATGTGTTAGTGCCATCATGAATAACATTAATAGTTGTCATATTATAATTAGAACCCTGAACTGCCTGTACTTGATAACTAACAGACCTATAAGTTGAAGCACTAATAGACATTACAGTTGCTTGTCCTGTAGCAGAAGTAGTCAATATACCAGACTGAATATCACCAGCAATTAATTCTAAGTTAGTAGCAGAGACTGGTTCAAAGGTAAACTCCTCCTCTGTAGCATTATATCTTAAAAATCTACCATCACCTAAATTAGAATCATCTACATCATCTAATCCAGTAAGAGTGCTACTTCCTAATGAAGTAGAAGCAATACCAACCCATCTAGAATTATCACCATCATATATCAATAAATCATTATTAGTAGCATCAAAATTTACATCATCAAGGTCTTTGATGAATCCAGCACCACCGCCACCAATGGTATATAATTGTTGCTCTACTCTATTAACAAAGAGTCTATAGTTTGCTGCTAAGTCTTGAAGAGTAGCAAACTTTTGATCTGTAGCAGTAAGAGGATCGTTACCTTGCTTCTCTTTAGGATCAGGTCCTATAGGTCTTGATGGATCTACATCACCATACTTAGCAGTCCATTCATTTAATTCTACTTGTTGCCCTTTTATTTCTTCTACAATCTTATAAAGATCTGCAATATTAACAGTATGAGTTTCTGCTTTATCACTTAACTTCTTAATATCTTTATCATAGTATTTTACTTCTGGAAGGTTAGCAACTTCTTCTTTTAATCCATTAAAATAACTTTTAAGTTCTTTATTAGAATCACTATACTTATTATTAGACTCATCTATTTTTTTATCAATATTCTGCTTTGCTTCATTCAGTTTACTTAATACACTCTTCTTTAACTTTCTATCATCATCCTTAAACTGATTCCTATACTCATATATCTTAAGAGCGGTCTCCTTTAACTCCTCATATATTTTATTTTTAGTTTCCTGTAGATGCTCCTTTACTTCCTTAATCTCAACCTTCTTTTCAAAATCCTTGAGTTCTAGATTTTCTGTAAGATTCTCTATATCTTGATTGAATGTATCCTTAAGAGTATGTAAGTTATCATTTACTTTTTCAAAATCTTCATCAATGACGCTAAAAGTCTTCCCAATCCAAGTGAAATCAGGAACTTCATTTACCTCATTAACCCACTTAGGGAACTTAGGGATGTCTGCCCTAACACCCTCAATATTCTCTTTAAGTGATTCTATCTCATCTTCATAATATCTTACTTCTGGAACTTCTGGGATGCTTTCCCTTACTTGCTCTATATGAGTTAGAAGTTCTTGTAGTTCATTATCATATGACTTTATCTCAGGTATCTCAGGAATACTCTCTTTAACGTCATTGACTAAACGTAATAACTCTGGCCAAGGGGGAACTATATCCTTTACTTCAGCAAAAGTTTGTCCATCTGAGTTTTCTATAGTTTGTACTGCTTCCTCTATCTCCTCTTCCTTTTCAATATATCCTTCTACTGAAGGTAAATCTTCTTCTTCTAATAGTTCAGCAACTGACGGAAGTTCTTCTAAACTCTCTGAAAAGTCGTCAATCGATGGTAAATTTTTATAGTCGTCAGACATGTTATGAGTATCAAAATACTGCGGGATTTCTCTCCCTATACTTTATTTATTATCTTCAAGATTAACAGACTTCAACATCTTTGCTAAGTCAGCAGTTGAACCCACAAATAATGAATTATTAACTGTACTTGGACCCTTAGATGCTTTCTCTTCTTCTACATCTTTTAATTTCTTCTGTAAGTCCATTAACTTATCAGTTGCATCAGAGACACTCTTAATCAACTGCCCTGCAACCTCATATGCCCTTGGCATCTCACTTTCCTGAGCAAGTTCAAGAATACCATTAATTGCTTCTTGTCCCTTCTCTATGATACTATAAAGATTTCCCCTAGTATAATCATAATCCTTTTCAATATCACTCTTAACGTGTCTTTCTGGCTTAGTAATTCCTACTTCTGTAGTTTCTGTAGGGACTATTTCACTAGTAACATTAAAAGCATCATCTAGTTCTTCAAATTGTTTAGTCATTAGATAGTTCCATCAAAACCAAAGTCATCTCCAAATTCTATTGCAGCATTATCTGATGCACCTATTACTTTAACTTCTGCTCCTAGAACATGATCTGCAGCAGTAGTGTTATCTTGTGCTCTCTTAACAGTTAATGTAGTTCCAGAGATAGAGTCAACAAACATTTCCTCTTGATCTATGTATATGTAATCCTTAGCAGTAATACCACTAACACTATCTACATTAATAATAGCAATACTATCATCTATATTCTCACTGAGGTTTGTAGTGACTGTATCACCATATGCCTTAGTTGCTCTAGGTACAACGGCATAAGTAACTTCTCTTGTAGGAGTAGTTGTCTTACCTCCAGCAACATATCCAATAGAAGCCTTCTTGATAATATCCTTGGATACATCTGTATTGACTGGTCCAAAGAAGTATGTCTTGGCAGTAAATCTCATAGTATAGATGAGTGCTCTTCTAGTAGAGAAATCACCTTCATAATCATCACTAGTAGTAATAGA